ATCACAAAGACAATATGCAGAAAGGGCAAACACGATGCAGAAAGACGAACTAATCAAGAATGCCAGTGAACAGATTAGAGAACAACATGATATATTTCTTGTTCAATTGCTTGGCGTGGAAAATAGCGGCCTAGACGCCCTACGTATCAAAGAACTATATGATAAAGGTTTGATTGATTTAAATGATCAGGGCTTACAGGTTGGGGGCGTTGATCCATTTACTTTTTTACAAGTAGCGGGAAAAATCTTTGATAGTGTTGATCATGATACAAAAGTGAAAATGAGATCATGGCGTCTTGATGATTGGCGCTTACCGGTCAAGAGTACGCTTGAAAAAATGGTAGGCAAGAACGCACCGGTTGCCAGCTCACAAATGGCAACGCCACCAATCACACAAATCACAGACTTAAAAGCGCCGGTACTTATTCCCGCTTGGATGAGTCCCGCGGAGAAGGGCGCTTATGTGTCCGCGATTACAAGGGCGGGCAGCTATGCAAGAGGCTTAGGGAATAGGCTTGATGAGGACTTGAGCAAGGTAATTGCGGAAGGTTGGCAAGGTGAGCAAATAAGCGAACAAGTGAACCCCGCACAAAGAGAATACATGCTTGACACAATACGCAATGAAACAGCGAATGAGTTCATAGGTTCAAGAGACGCAAAAGTCTTAGCCTCAAGGCTTGCCGATTTAACAAAGTTCTATTCTCACAATTGGCAACGAATCGCACAAACAGAACTACAAGCAAGCCACAATGAAGGGCGTTTCATTGACGCCGTAGCAAATAATGAGAGAGTTGCAAGAGTACCAGATAGCGACGCATGCGAAACTTGTTTATCTTTGTTTGTTGGTGAAGATGGTAATCTACTTGTTTTTGAACCGTCCGAACTTGCGCAAAATGGATCAAATGTGGGCAAGGCCAAGGGTGAACACAAAGCGACCTTATTCCCTGTTCATCCTAATTGCAGATGTGACACGATTCCAATCCCTCAAGGTTTCTATGCAATGAGAGACGGACGAATACGGCGGGAGGACTTGAACAAAGCAATCAAAGTACCTAAAAAATATTTAGCCGGTTTGACAAGTGAGGATAAAGAGGCACGAACAAAAGAGATTAGGCAAAGAGTAAAGGGCGGCGAAGAAAAAAGAACCTATGCGCCTATGCCAGGCGATACAGACGCCAAGACAAAGCCCTCAAAGTACACTAGAACAGAACTAGCAAGTAAAGTGAGAGAGGCAACCAAGACAAATAGCACAGAAGAATTTATAAGCGTTGCTTCAAAGATTTCAGGCGTACCCCGATCAATCGTGGCGGAAGTACACAAGAGAGGGGCGGAGGCGTGGAGCGTGGGGCATAGACCAGGGGCGACGCAAATCGCATGGGCAAGGGCGCGCGTTTACTCATTCTTGACCGGCGGGAAAACTAGACAAACAGCGGACAAGGATTTATGGGCGAAGTACCTAGAAACTAAGAAATCATAGTTAAAAAGTGACGATTTAATATAATTCAAAGTATACACAGTGAACAGGATTAAAAGAGATGTTTAGATACTCATTATTCTTAGATGCATTGCTCAAGGCAATGACTCATAAATACATTCGTAGAGTCCCTAAAGGGGTAACCAAGACAGGGAAAACAAAGTACATGTACTTCTATGCAGGGCAAGAAGGACATGGTCGGGGCATAGCGCACGAAAGCGAACTTGTCGAAGGTTCATCGTTTGCATTCGGTGAATTAGGAAAGACAAGATATCATGCTCACATTAGCAAAGTAGACGGCGATAAAGTTACTGTTCGTTACGATGATGGAGCGAAAAAAGGTACTGAAGAAACCATGACTAAGAAGCAATTTCAAGCGCTAGTACATGGTGAACATGCAACAGGGATTAAAGAAGCACAAGTTAAAGCAGATAAGCAATTAAAAGATTTTCAAGCAGGCAAAGAAAAGGGCGTAAAGGTTAAACAAGAAACACTTGATAAACTAGCGCAAAGAGTAGCAAATTTAAAAGATTTAGTTAGCCACATTGACCAGCCCGCAAAGGTTGATGCCCCTTGGATGAGTGAACGAGAACGAAGAGTTTTTGAGGGGCAAAATCGACTTTTTACATTGCTTGAGAACAAAGAGATCACCGAGGCACTTTTAAAAGATAGAACAAATAATAAGATCATACGGGATATGCTGAAAAATGTTATTACAGCTATTTTTAAGTACAAAGATATTTCAACAATACCGAAAAAGGATTTAAAGATTTTAGTAGATGCAAATAAATTATCATATGAATCTAGGATATACACATATGATACAGATGAACCTTTGATTCTAACACTATCGCAATTATGGCAAAAACTGCCATATGCACAACAAGAGAAAAATGAAAAAGTAGGTCGCTTAGATGTGATTCACGCGGAGTTGATAGACCAGACACCAGAGCAAAAAAAGAAAAAAGCAATACATATTGAGGCGGTAAAGCAAGCGCAAGAGGCAATGATCAAGACTGATCCAGATTTAGCGAAAATCATCTATGGAAATATGATTTTTACTCAAGTTAAAGATGCACTCGATTACAGCGCACAAGGTTTCTTCTCTACCGGTACGCCATCTCATAATCTTCATAATGTAACAACAAAACTAGATACTGTGTATCATTCGGCAGATGTTATTTATATGGATACAGACGATCATTTTGAGAACTCTTATTATAGCCCTCTTCCTGAAAAGGCTAAGACATACCTACAAACAGAATATTTTAAAAAAGTTGCAATTCATGAGCTTGCGCATCGTTTCTCAAAGTCTTTGTTAGAACATGCAAACAATGACTTCTTGTCAGATTTGACCCTTTTCATGAGCAAATATGCACAAAAAAAACGAGATGTAAACGATATAATAAATAAACCAATCCAAGAATTTACAATAATTGGAAATGATTCTAGTGCATTAATAACTAGGCTTTTATTATCACCAGACTTTAATTTTTCAACTAACGAAATTTCGGGCGTTTTACAACAAGGTACAGATTCAAGGGCACATACAATTAAGTTTTCTGATATAAACTTTGAAGCACTAGGAGAAAGTATGCTTTTACCTTCCGAGGGGGGAATGACTGATTTACAAATCCCTTTAATTGATGGTGGTAAATTTAGCGTATTAATAGAAGGTACACCAAAAGACTTTTTATCTAGGTTCAATAAAAATCTATCAATGTTACCTACTACATATGCACATGCAGACGCCGAAGAATGTTTCAGTGAAATGATGGCGGCGGTATGTGATCCGAACTACAAAGATGAACCAATGAGAACAGACTTTTTAAACTTATTGAAAAAGTATAAAGACAAATTCGGGGCATAAAGTACTAAGAAATCAATAACTTATGTATCATATAAAAATATTTTAATTTATTTTGTAAAATTTATTGACACTATAAAAGAACTTTGTTAAATGTGAATCATCCTTAACAAACACACCGGAGAAAACAAATGACTTGTTCTTTCACAAAACACGATCTACACACTCAACATTTACAATTAGACAGCGCAATTCGTAGCATGTATGGCGTAGACGCATTGTCAAAATTCAGCTTTAGACACATTACAACAAACTTCAATGATGGCTTATTATCAAACACAGGCTACACAGTAAGAATTAAGAATGTTTGTGTCAATGTTGAATTAGATTCATGCGCTCAAACAATCAAGATCAGCGCATTCAAACCAACAGGCACAATCAGGGCAAGCGTACCAAGTGCAAATGATGTAGTATATGTAAAAACTGTACACTGTGCGAAAAATCCTAGCGATTGTTTGTTTGCTACTTTGCTTTCAAATAAAAGCGCATTCCCTGTTATTGCGTAATGTGTACACATGCTAAATAAATGACATATAATATTAGACTACATAATCACTTAGACACATTAGATTTGATTGGGCGGCGTGTATCTGTTTACTACAATTTACATAAAGATACCTTTTCAATTAAGTATAAATCGAAGGTTGTTCATTGGGCGGACAGTGTGAACTTAGTAAATGTTCGTTTCTATGTATCTGAAAAGGCTATGATACGCATAAATCAAGATGCCAGACACAAAAAAGAAGTTCATGCGTATGTAATTGGCGATCTTGTCTCTATGCGTTCTTATACACATAAAACACTAGAACAATGTAAACAAGAGACACGCCCGCAACCATTCACATATAAGCAGCTTATCAAATATAATCCGCTTGATATGCTACCCTATTTCAGAAACGCAGAAACTAACGAACGTATTGATTTCGTTCCTATGTTGACTATGCAAAATTTTTATCATGATAAATTGAATCGAATGAAACCTACAATCTATGAACCATAAAAAATCATAGATAAAAAGTTTAAATCGTACATAATAGAGAAGATACTTAGAAACAAAGTGAACAGGGTTAAAAAAGATGTTTAGATACTCATTTATCGTAGATACATTGCTCAAGGCAATGACTCATAAATATATTCGCCGTATCCCTAAAGGGGTAACCAAGACAGGGAAAACAAAGTACATGTACTTCTATGCAGGGCAAGAAGGACGGGGCAAAGGGATTGCACATGAACACGAACTTATTCAAGGCGCTTCTTTTGCTATGGGCAACGGTGATCAAAGACACCATGCACATATCACAAAAGAAGAGGGGGACAAAGTAACAGTAAAATATGATGATGGTGCAAAAAAGGGACAAGAAGAGACCATGACTAAGAAAGAGTTTCAAGCGCTAGTACATGGAGAACACAAAGAAGCAATCAAACAAGTACAAGAGAAGCAAACACAAAGAGAATACAAACAGAAACAAAAGAAACAGGCCGGCCCCGATCTAAAGAAACCACACCCAGCCCCGCCCAAAATTGAACATGAGAAAATCAAGATCAAGCGAGCTCAAACAGTCACTAAGATTGTTGATACTTTGGCCTCTATGCCCTCATTAGAAGATCAATTGAAAGCATTTATCAACGATAATAATTCAGATGCTTTATCTAAGATGCTTGAGAAACTAGGCGTACAGGTAAAACCAAAGATTGACAATTCAAGGCAAAATTCTTTTATCATGTTAGCCGGTGAAGCGGGCAAGCCAACAAAAGCACCGATCAAATATAAGATCGTAGAGATGGATGATATTCAAGCGAGCCATGATGAGAACACATTTACAAATAACAAAGAGTATCCAACAGGCCTACAAGAACGCATCTATGAATCAGATATGGCAGAACAATTGAAGGTGATTAGGAATGCGCAAAACTTAGAACCCGCGTTTTTAGTCAATACAAATCCTGATGCGATGAATGGAGCGCCTATTATCAATGAAGAAGGTTTGGTACTTGGGGGCAATAGCCGCACAATGGCAATTAAACGAGCATACGCAAGACACCCAGAAAAAGCAGAAACCTATAAAAACTATTTGGCCGATCATGCAGACTCTTTCGGATTTGCCCCCGAATATATTTCACAGTTCAAAAACCCTATTTTAGTTAGGGAATATGATCCTGAAGATAAGAGTGAAAAAAATATGAAGTTACTTGTTCGTCAAATGAATGAAGGTTTTACGCAATCAATGGATGAGAAAACAGAGATCGCCGCTATCTCTAGACGCTTGACAGACAAATCAATAAATGCAATAGGAAAAGCGTTCTCAAATTCCGACGCCGCTAATATCTATGAACTTTTAAATCTAGGTGATGATTATTCGCAAGACGTAATCAACGCACTTATGAAAGATGGTATCTTGTCTTATCAAAATATGAATAAATACATTGATGTAGATACAAAACGAGTTTCGCCCGCATTTGCTCATATGTTATCCGACGTTCTAGTAGGCAAAGTATTAACAAACAAGACGATCATGGCTAAAATGTCCCCCGCTTTACATGAAAGATTTTCGGCGGGCGTGATTTCTCTTGTTGCCCTCAATCTCTTTGATGAGAAACAAAGACACGCCCTAGAACATGCCATCTATGCTTACTCATTCGCACAAAAAACAAACTTTGTACGAACAAGAGGGACAGCCGAACAAAACTTATCAGGCCTTCAAAATTGGATTAGTCAAGGCAAGACGGACACAGGAAAGGGCGATATTGAAGATAAAGTACGTAGTGAGCTTACTAATAACCCCTTAGCGCTTGCATACCTTGAGACGCTAGGGATTGCCACAACAGCAAGTAAATTACGCGATATGTTTTCAGCCGCCGGCGCAAAGGCCTTGGGCAAGGGAGCAGATCAAGAGGTTGATTTATTCGGGGAAACCGCTTCTATGGAGAAAGAATTAAAGAAGTTAAATGATTTCTATATGCCAGGCAAGACACAGGCGGAAAAAGACGCATATAAACTAAAGAAATCAATGAAATCAAAGTTTTCATATACCGATCTAGTTAAATCACTACGCACTAAGAAATAAAATAAGCATGAAACTTGTGAACTTTGTAAAATGCAATTAAGAAACAAAGTGAACAGGATTAGAAACATGCCCTTTAAAAACGAACACGCCGCGAGGCAAACAGAACCCGAGCAATACAAAGAATTTAGACGATACCAGCCGAAGGGATTCCCTAAGGGCGTATCAGTGATCTTAGGTATTAGCAACGATGGTAAAACAGAAATTCAAAGTGTCCGAGCAAACAAAGACGATATGACACCCGCTGACTTTAAGCAATGGTTAAAAGAACACGATTTCAAAGATGAAGTAGAAGAGGCACAACTTGAAAAGGGCAATTACTTTGCTACTTGGATTCCCTTCACTACTCTTGCTAAAGCGAAAAAAGATAATGATGAACCTGAAATCATGGATGACAATGTAGGCATGATCGCCGGTATCGTATCAACTGATGATATGGATTTTGAAGGTGAGAAGATCAATCAAAGCGGCCTTGATTGGTCGTACTTTTTGAACAATGGTTGGTTTAATCATGAGCATAGGCCAGGGCCTGAAGCGGTTTTGGGGCATCCTACAAAGATTGAAAAGGTAGATGATCATAAAACACGCGTAGAAGGTAAATTGTATCTATCAAAACCATTAGCGAAAGAGTGCTATGATACAGCGGTAGCAATGCAAAAAGCCGGCGGGGAAAGATGCCTTGGTTTTTCGATTGAGGGAAAAGTGACACTTCGGGACCCTATCCAGCCTAAGAAGGTACTTAAAGCGAATGTGATCAATGTGGCTATTACTTCGCATCCTGTCAATCCGAATACCAATCTAGAAATCATTGCAAAGTCGATGAATGTTGGGTATCAAGAAGCGGCGATTCCTGATGCTGATGCTTCAATGTCCTCACTTGTAGAACAATCACTAGCGCAAAAAGTATCAAGCGCCACATATGGGGCGAACAACAAAGCACCCAAGAAAGAGAATAGAATGATTAGCAAAGAAGCCTTGAAAAACAAGTTAAAAGAACACTTTAGCGACTACACTAATGAGGAATTAGAGCGCCTTCTTAAACTTGTTATGGAGTCCGCAAAAAATAAGAGTCAAGAAAAACTAAGAGATTATGAGTAAAAAGCTTGAAAAATACTTTGAACTCTAAAACAATGATCTATATAGGAGAATTTACGATGAATAACGATTTAATCAAGCATCTTATGAATAAAGGGATGAGTGAGGCCGACGCCGTACAAGTCGCCGAAGGTTTCACCCCCGACGCCGTCAATGTTGACGATTTAACAATCGCCCTTGATGATCTATCTAAAGCAATGAAAATGGATGATCAAGATCAAATGAGCGCCAAGAAAGCAAAGAAGGCCAAAACTCAAGGTTCTTTGTTTGAAAAGGGCAATGATGAAGATGGTTCTTCTTCTGAAGATGGTTCATCTTACGACGATGAAGATGAAGATGAAGATGAAGATGATGACAAGATGGAAAAAGCTATGATGGAGATGGCAAAAGGTACCGATGCCATTCTTGACGCTATGGACAAGCAATATAAAGCAATGCTTAAAGCGGTTGAAGCTTGTACAAAAGAAATCAAGGCGATGAAGGACACAGGGGCGGGCAAAATGCAACAAATGGAGAAATCTTTAAATCGTGCATTGCTTGAACCTGTCGCACCTACTTCTATCAATTTCAATAAGATTCCATATGTAGAACAACCAGCGAAAGCG